TGATTGGTTTTTTTCTTTTTTAACTAATTCACCACTAATGTTAAGAACTTTATTTAATTTTTCTACGGTATCTTGTTTCATAAATCAGTAATTGTTTTTGTAAATCCGAAATCATCATCTGCATCAGCTGTTGTTGGGTCTGGCTTAATATCAATATTCACATCTTTCTGATCATTCATATTAGCACCCAAATTAACATCAACTTCTCGTATAATACCTTGATCAACAGTTCTTCCATAGATATGACCTTTAACAGTAAAAGTTAAAGTATGTATTAAAGCTCGTCTTGTTAAAAAATCACCTTCATAAGTATCTTCTGTTGTAACACCAGTTAATATAATTGGAATATCTCGTTTGACTCCCATTGTAGACATTTCATTCATGGTAACTTGAAATTCTGGTGTAAAGTATGGAAGTATTTGTTCCAGAATTTGTGTTCCGTCATCACTATACTTTACCATAATACTTAAAGTAATATTAAAATCATATGGAACTGGATTATATATTGTAGTTAATTCTGTAACAGATTTAACTTTTTTAATTTTTTTTGTAGTTTGTAATTTTCTTGCAGGATCATAAGCATAATCAGTAATTTCAAATGACATTCTTGGTAATGTTACTGTATCTTGTTGGTTGAGTTTACTTAAAAACTTTTCGGCAGGCCCGTAAGCAATAGGAATTTTAAATTCACGCTCAGTAGTTCCATCAGCTTTTAATCGTTTTACAGAAATATCATTAAATACTGTTCCAAACAATACTACAATATTTCTTATATTTTTATTATATGAATGATAACCAAACATTATAAGTCTCCTTCACTCCACGGATCTAATTCTGTAAAATCTAATACACTATCTCCATCTGTTTCAAAAATCTTATTATCAGCATATGGAACTGTTGGTAATACTTGATCGTCAACTGTTCCTTGGTCATAATATGCACCACTTGTTACACCAGTAACTTTCTTCGGTGCGGCAAATGTACCAGAGATATTATTAACTCTTAATGTTTTAGTAGTACCATTCCATGAAGCAACAGTACCTGTTGCAGTTGCAGTAGCAAGACTAACACCTTGATATATTTGTTCGTCAACTATAAAGTCACCAGAACCACCAGTAGCTGTTAATACCAAATCTATAGCATATGCATTTTCTCTTTCAACTTTATCAACATCTGTACCAGTAGCAATATCTTCTTCACCATATTGAAATAATTCACAAGTTAATTCAAAAACATAATTCTTTCCAACTTGGTAGAATGGTTGTTCATCTTCAACAAACTTAATTTCAAATGTACCTTTTGAATGTGGAAAATATATTAAATCACCTTCAAGTGGTTTAGTCATATCTGTTGCAAACTTAAATGAGTCTGCGTGAACAACTAAAATAAGTTCATCACGAATATCTAAACCAAACTTAGAAACAGCATCATCAGGTCCACCAAAATTATCAGTAGATTTAACATACATTTCAATTTCATATGCATTACTAAATTTAGACAAAACATCTTCATTCATTACTAAATCTTCTTTAACAAGAGTTCTAGGCAGATACATTACATCTATACCAGCCTGTTGTATAACCTCTCTGTTAATTTCGTTTAGTAAGTTTTGGTCTGCTAAGAAATTTTGAAAATAAATATTAGAAGCCATAGATTACCCTATAATTCCATCTGGAGGAAGTTCATATTTCATATTCATTTCTTCTTCAATTTTTGTAATTTCTTCAGTAGCTTCAGTAAATATAGTTTGTCCATCTAATGAAATACCACCCGGTAAAGTAACACCAGTAAATTTCTTTAAGTTACTTCCCCATTGTTGTTTGATTAATGCTGTTGCATATTTTTTCAAAAACATATCATTATATACTTCGGTGTATGTAGCCGGATCAAGTATTCTATATGCTTCTATAATAAGAATAGTTCCTACTTTAAATTTATTAGACCAATCTGTTTCCAAATATATTTTATTTTGTTTTCGATTAAACATCAATGTAGGTTGAACACCAAACAAATTTTCTACTAATGAAAAATTAGTCTGAGACATAGCCCAGTTAATCATTGTAGAACTTCGGAAATGTTCTAAATCATTTAATCGTAACTGAAATTCTTCATTAAAGAAACCCGTTTGAAAAGCATTAAAGTTTGGAACAGGTAATATACGAAGCACACTAACAATAGGATCTGCAGCTGCAATATATTCATTATCAATATCAGTCTGTGTTATTGTATGCTTTAGAAAAACTTTTTCTACACCATCAAAATGATACTCTTGAAAAAATTCAATCGCATCATCAATACGATCAGAAATTTGTTCGTCATCAACATTAATTTCTGTTACTGGTGCGCCGAGCCTTCTTAAACAGTAATCAATAAGTCCTTGCCTAGTAGTTATAGCCATATGATTATCCTAATGCTACAGCCATTACAATTGCTTTGGCAGTTGCTGTGGCTTCTGATATACCTGCTGCATTTGCAACTTCTACAACAGTTCCACCAGAGTTTCTAACATAAAGTTTTTGATCTGCTGTATTAACTGCCATTTCACCAAGTGCTAAATCACTAGTACCGGGTACTGCTGATCCTGTTTCACTTTTCTTTGGTTTTATTACTATTGCCATCTACTTTATCCTCTGTTGTTGTTTCTTTTGCTTCTTCTTGTAAAGTAAGTAACTTTGCTTCTAATTGAATATTCAATGCCACACTATCATTCAATTTCGTTTGTAAAACATTAATTAACTGTTGTGCATACTTTAAATCTTTTTGTGTCTGTTCCATAATTTACTCCATTATAAGGTTATTATAAAAATTAGAATGTACCACCATCTATCGTGTTTGTCCATGCAGGTGTTCCTGAATTACTATAAAGAAAATATTTATCAGTACCTGCAGCTGTTACAGCAATTGCACCAGCACCATTACCATAAAGAATACCATTAGAGGTAAATGATGCAGCACCAGTTCCACCAAATCCAACTGTTAATTGTGCAGGTGTTGTCCAAGTACCACTTGTTACAATACCAACACCAGTTGAACTTGAAGTATCAATTGCGGTTCCACCCTTTGCTGCACTAATTGCTGTTGCGTTCCAAGTACCAGTTCCAATAGTACCTAAAGTTGTGATTGCAGTTTGTCCAGCCCATGCAGTATTAATACGAACTTCATCACTTACAATAGAAATACCTGTTCCAACATTAACTGCAAGTGTATTAGAAGTTTTTGTAAGTCCATCACCTGCTGTAATTTGTCCAGCACCAGAGAACTGTGAAAACTCAACGGCAGTTGAACCGAAAGTAATTGCAGTATCCTGAGTCATTACATAACCATTATCTGCATTTGCAGAACCTTGTTCAACAAAGAAGAATACACCAGAACTTAATTCACTTGCTGTATCTGCATCAGTAGCTCTTGTCAATACTAGAGTTGCACCAACAGCACCAGCAGTAGATACATAGTAAATACCATTTTCAGTTGCAGGACTTTGATCTTTAACAAGTACCCTATCATTCAGAGCAAGGTTTACACCGTCAATAGCAACGACACCATTTCCTGATGCAGTTAATGTAGCACCAACACCAGATGAACCATTTGCATAAGTCCATGAAGAAACATCAGCAGTAGTTGCAACTTTAACTGAATCTTTTACTTCCAAACCTGACCGAGTATTATCAACATAAGTTTTTACTGCCAATGCAGATGCAAGAGTAGTATGTGTTCCAGCCGTACTTGATATATCCGTATCAATAGCTGTTATACCATCTAACAGATTCAATTCAGCTGCTGTTGATGTTACTAATGTTTCAGAACCAGAAGCACCAATACTTAAAGCTGCTGTCTTAACAGCATCAATATGAGAATTACTGTCTAATACAACTGCTTTACTTGCTTGTGCGGCACCTGCTGTTGTTACATCTACATAATTCAATTCAGCAGTCGTTGCAGTAACACCATCAAGTTTATTTAACTCTGTAGCATCTGCGGTAACACCGTCAAGTATATTTAATTCAGCTGCAGTTGATGTTACTTGTGTTGCAGAACCAGAAGCACCAATATGAAGATTTGTCATCTTCATAGTATCAATATGTGATGAGGCATTTAATACAACTGCTTTACTTGCAGTTGCAGTTCCGGGTGTAACATCTACATAATTTAATTCAGCAGTCGTTGCAGTAACACCGTCAAGTTTATTAAGTTCTGCACCTGTTGCTGATACTAATGTTTCTGAACCAGATGAACCAATATGTAAAGCTGCAGTTTTAACAGCACTTGTATGTGCATTAGCATCTAATACGACAGCCTTACTTGCTGTTGCTGTTCCTGCTGTTACATCCACATAATTCAATTCAGCACCTGTTGCTGTTACTAATGTTTCAGAACCAGAAGCACCGAGAGACAAAGCTGCAGTCTTAACAGCATTAACAGCTGAATTAGAATCTAAAACAACAGCTGAACTTGCTGTTGCAGTTCCGGCAGTATGGTCTAACATATTCATAAAGACAGAACCACCAATTATAACTGCGGCATTAGAACCTGCTTTTCCATCAGGATGTCCTATAAATAATTTACCAACACCAGCTTCATTTCCACTACCATCACCAGCAGCATAACTATAAGTCAACTCACCAGCGTCAATCGTTGATGTTGCACCACCAGAATTAGACGTAGGGACAGTTGAAGTAACTGTTCTTTTAATTTGAATAATACTCATTCTACCTCTCCTTTATTGTTAAGTAATCTGTCCACCATCAATAGTCATACTACCCCAAGCCGTTGCAACATATTTGGAAGTTGAAGCATTCCAAAGTAATATACTTTCATCTACAATATTTGAAATATCAACATCACCCATGTCATTAATATTTGTTCCTACTAACGCTGATGTAACACTTATAGTTCCTGCCGGATCTCCACTAGTGGTTGATTTAACAACACCACCAGAATCGGAGGATACTTTAATAACATCACTTGTATCACCAGTAAAATCTTTTTTGATAATTACATTTGCCATTTATTATGCCTTTGTAACATTGGGTTTAATGTGTATTTTTCCTTCCATAACTCTAGTAACTGTTCCTGCACTATTTGTAATCTCAACATCATAATAATAATAACCAGCTTTAATCGCTGCAGTTTGTGTTGCGGTTAAAGACATACTAATCCTACCTGAAGTATAAGGTGATGCTAATGTAGTTGTAAATGTATGATAATTAGTAGATGTATAATTTTTTCTTATTTGTGAAGCTACTGTAAAACCAGTAAGATTCATAGGTGTTGTACCATCTGCCTGATATACAGTAATATCATTGGTATATGTAGTACCTTGATCTATTGTAAGATTTAATATTCCCGCCATGTTGTTTCCTTTTTACTAATATTTATAAGACAATATCGTTTAATCACCCCATTGAATAAAAACTCTTGAATCATTATTTGATACTAATGGATTGAGTATTTCACCTATTTCTTTTACAAAAATATCTTTTGTAATTTTATTTACTTTACGATTAAGATGTTCTTGTTCGTTTTTATACCCAAAATCTTTATAGTTTCCACCTACTATTTCGTATGAAAATGATACTTCATATTCTAATGGATTGTTGAGTTTCTTAGCGTATACATCCTTAAAGAAAAAAATAACACCAGCAAACTTTCCATGTTTAATTTGAAAACAACATAATGATTTTGATATAAAGTTACTCAAGTTATTATTTATTTACTCCTTTGGTATATCTGATTTTATTTTATCCACATGAGCCTTCCACGTTCCGTGATACATCATATCCAACTGCTCTTCCCAGGTACCATAAAGGGGTTTCCTGTCTCTCTGGTATTTATTTTTATCGTGTTCTATCTTCCATGCATCCATAGCAGTTTTAATTTCCTCTGCCGATGGTTGTGGTTTATCTGAACTCCATTCTTTAATGTAATCTCCCTTACCATCAGAATCATTTTGTAATCTAAAATCATCATCAGTAAAACCTAAGTGTAAAAGACCGTAGTACATATACATAGTTAAATTCCTTTAAGACATTCTAAAACCTAAAAAGTAGGTTCCGTTTCTTGTTGTGGCATCAACATTAATGGCAGTATCAGTATGCCCTGCTGCATAATGATATAATTCAATATAATCATTAACAGATAAAGAAACCATTCTAGTAATAGTAAGAGACTCCCTTCTTCTGCCGGGACTTCCACCTGATGTTGACATAGTAGCCCCTGCACCATTACTAACCGCACCATTGATATAAATGTTGATAGATAAGTTTGTTAAAGCATTGGATGGTGAATACTCAACAATACCAGCTTGAAGATAATAGACTCCAGCGTGTCCACTAGGAACTACAAATTTATCATTTGAATTATCAAAGGCAGAATTAGAATCAACAGTAGCTCCACCACCCTGTGTTACTTTATGCCACGTTCCCGGTGTATGTTGCCAATAACCATTACCAGTAGAATAATAAAAATATGGTCTATTGGGTGTGGAAGATATACCTGTCAAACTCGCACCACTAATGGCCGGTAGGGCTCCCGTAAGTTTAGATGCTGTCAATGTAGATATTCTAGCATCCGCAACAGTACCACTTGTAAGTTGAGTAGCATTCAATGCAGTAAGATTAGCACCACTCGCGGCTGGTAACGTAGCAGGAAATCTAGCATCTGGTAAAGTACCACTACCAAGATTGGTTGCATTAAGAGCAGTTAAGTTTACACCACTCGCTGCCGGTAATGTACTAGGAAATCTAGCATCTGGTACTGTACCGCTTGTAAGCTGAGTAGCATTCAATGCAGTCAAAGATGCACCACTTCCAGACAAACTATGTCCTGACTGAATGGTTATAGTAGAGCCACCTTGTCCAGCTATGGTGTCGGCTGAAACTTTGGAATTAGGTCCGTCAAATTCAATAGGCATTAATTATCCCTTTGGGTATTTATCTTTTGTTGTTTTTATTGTTGACTTCCATCCATCAATACCATTATGATAGAGGTCATCTAATTGATCTTGAATACTAGGATAAGCTTCAGCTCTATCTCTTTGGTATTTATTAGAAATATATTCTGCCTCGTGAGCATCTTCAGCAGTTTTAATTTCTTCAGCAGAAGGTTGAGGTTTATCAGAGTACCACTCATCAATATAAGCTCCTTTACCATCTGAATCATCTCGTAAGAAAAAGTCTGAAGCTGTAAATCCTAATCTTAAAAGTCCGTAGTACATAATTAATTTTCTCCTTATCCTATTTTAAATCCAAAAAAGTTCATAAATTTTGGATTGTTGCCATCAGCAAGTATTTTTGGGGCGGCTCCGCTTCCTACAGTAAGGAGACAGTATACTTCGTAATAATCTCCGACTGAGGCATCCTCAAGCATTGTAACGTGTGGGGCTAAGTGTCTCATAACACTATTTGAACCAAAACTCATTAGATAACCACTATGGTATAGACTCCCATTCTTATAAAGGAACACTCTAAAATCAGTTCCAGTATTTGATGGTGCATATAATGGAACTCGTGCTGATAAAAAATATTTACCTGCCTGTCCAGATGGGACTGTAAATCTTTGATTAGTTTGGTCGAAAACTCCATCAGCATCAAAATGTTCACTTGTAAAAGTAGTCACTTTTGTAGCCGTACCAGAAGTTAAAGTAATATCTGCGGATGAGTCATAAACATAAAACTGTGGAGT